TTTCAACCGGTAACTATGCCCTTAACTATCTACTAAGCGGTGACTTTTACAAAGGCATTCCGCTAGGTAAAGTATCAGTATTTGCTGGTGAATCCGGCGCTGGTAAATCTTATATTGTGTCAGGCAACATTGTAAAGTCTGCGCAAGAAAACGGAATCTTTGTAGTACTCATTGATTCTGAGAACGCACTTGACGAGTCTTGGTTAAAAGCGCTTGGTGTTGATACAGGCGATGATAAGATTCTAAAACTTAATATGGCAATGATCGACGATGTTGCTAAAACTATTGCGACCTTTATGGCAGACTACAAAGTAATGCCAGATGAAGATCGCCCAAAGGTTCTTTTTGTAGTTGACTCGCTTGGCATGCTTATGTCCCCAACTGAGCTTAACCAGTTCGAAGCAGGTGACATGAAAGGCGACATGGGTCGTAAAGCAAAAGCACTTAAAGCTCTTGTAACAAACTGTGTTAATATGTTTGGCTCTTACAATGTAGGCATGGTAGTAACTAACCACACTTACGCATCGCAAGACATGTTTGATCCAGATGATAAGATCTCAGGCGGTAGTGGATTTGTATACGCATCCTCAATGGTTGTTGCTATGAAGAAGCTAAAATTAAAAGAAGATGCCGACGGTAATAAAACATCGCAAGTACACGGTATTCGAGCTGCTTGTAAAGTTATGAAGACACGTTACGCTAAGCCGTTCGAAGCAGTACAAGTTAAGATTCCGTACGAGTCTGGAATGGATCCGTATAGTGGTTTGTTTGACATGTTCGAAGCAAAAGGTCTTGTAAAGAAGCAAGGCAATCGTTACTTGTATGTCGACCGTGATGGAAATGAAATCTTAGAGTATCGTAAAAATTGGACCGGTGAATTTCTTGATCGAGTAATGTCAGAGTTTCTTTTGAATGAGCAGGACAGTATAAATACCGTTGAAGATTTATCAGTTGACGAGGCTATCGAAGCCGAAGTTGTTGAAACAGAGTAAGGGGATTATCTGTGGACGAGAATCAAGTTACAGATACTTGGGGTGTTTTTAAAGAATACCTCGATAAGAAAAGCATAACCGACGTAGCTGAACGCTACGTCGACTTGCTTGTAGACTACGGTGTTTCTGACGAAACACTCAAGGACTGCTTAGGACACGACGAACTTCTAGACAGCGCTATTGAATATTATTTAGACGAAGAAGTTGAAGAAGAAGTAACAGAGGATTGGAACTAAGGGTGCTTGAATTAACCATTGTTAGCTTAGTGCTACTAGTCCTTTTTGTAGTAGTACTCAGTAAAGCAGTAGCTAAGACATTTATGAGACAACCGATTGTTTCTGTTCTACTGTTAATTTTTCTATTACCAATCTGGATGATTTGGGTAATTGTAGAAATCTTTACAGGTGATATTAAGTAATGGGGTGGTATAGTGAGATATCTCGAAACTTAACTAAGATTCCAGATGCTGTAGCATTCTACAATGACGAGTTAGATAAAGCTAGGGCAGAAGTAAAACTATATGGTAATATAGAAAAAGCTTCTGCCGCTATGCCCGGTATTGTTGAGTATCGTTTTAATCAGCTACAAGAGCTTGAGGCTATTCTTAACTACTTAAATATAGAGCTACGTAAATTACGTAGTAAATTTTTTAAGAAGTATTTAGAAAACTATCAACGAGCGTTGAGTAGTCGCGATGTAGAAAAATACGTCGACGGCGAAGCTGATGTAGTTGACTATGAAAAGCTTGTAAATGAATTTGCGCTTATTCGTAATAACTGGCTAGGCATTTTAAAAGGCCTTGATCAAAAGCAATGGCAGATAACTAACATTGTAAAACTTAGAGTAGCTGGGATGGAAGACGCAACGGTATAGTGTATAATAAAGAAATAATTAAACAAAACATTATACACTGGCCTGAGTTAAATATAAATTACTGGGGTATCAATAAAAATGCCACATCTACAATTACACTACATCTCGGGCAGCTAGTTGGCGATATTTCCAAGCCTTCCCAAGAAGAAGTATTGCAAGGAGTAGCTTGGAAGACAGCTAATAAAAATAGATACATATCATCTGAACAAGCATTAAGTAACGGGTGTAAAAATTTCTGCGTGATCAGAAATCCATATAATAGATTCGTGTCGTGTTATAATCATCTTGCTTACCCGCAGCATGATATTCAAAAAATTACACAAGCAAAGACTAGGTTTGATGTCACGTGGACGCCCGATGACTTTATGGAACATATTGCTAAAACATTCAAAACAGGAAAAAAGATAAACAAGCATTGGCGGCAGCAAATAGATTTTATTCGAGATCTTTCTAATTTTACAATAGTAATTAGGATGGAAGATTTTAATAACTCTTGGCAAGCGCAATTAGATTATCCTGCTCCAAAAATTATCTCCAACCAGTCCTCGAACACTATTCTACAGTTCGATCGTCAGCGACTGTATGAAATATATCAGAATGATTTCCTGGCGCTGGGGTATGATGTTAAATAGTATATTAAAATATTGATAGGTAAGAAATGAAAAGAGTATTTGATTATTGGATGCCCGACACAGACGACCATTTTGAAAGACTGATTACAAAACGTGTTAACAATGGCGGACCGCCGGAGTATCAGGACGATGTAAGAGACGAAGCATATAAGTATGTAACTGATTTCGATGTAGTAGTAGACGCAGGCGCTAATGTAGGACTATGGGCAAAGCCACTGGCAAAAAAGTTCAACAAAGTAATTGCTTACGAACCGCTAGAACAAGTATACTCTTGCTTAGAAAAAAATGTAGCAGGGTTACCAGTTGAAATTCACAAGTACGCTGTGGGCAACGATAACACTGTAGTAGAAATGGTGTACGATAGTTCGAATACAGGCGGAAGCTTTGTTAGCGCTGTTGGGTCTGGTAGTATTCAAATTAAACGTATAGACGACTTAGCACTGCCTAAGTTTGGGTTATTCAAAATAGATTGCGAACGACACGAACTTGAAGTTCTTAAAGGCGCAACGGAAACTATTCTAAAATATAAGCCTATTATCGTATGCGAACAACAGGCAGACACTAACAACTGCGCTGGCGATTATCTTAGATCGTTAGGCGCAATAGAAATTACAAATGTAAGAAAAGATTACATTTTCGGCTGGAACTAATATGGAAGACATGACCCCATTTAAGATTTTTATCGGCTGGGACAGTCGTGAAGATATTGCCTATCAAGTGGCAAAGAAAAGCATCGAAGATCGTGCTTCTATACCAGTAGAAGTTATTCCGTTGAAACAGCACGAATTAAGAAACATGGGCCTGTATACCCGTCCTAAAGATAAGCTAGCAAGTACTGAATTTACTTTTACAAGATACTTAGTGCCTTACCTTGCTGATTACAAAGGCTGGGCACTGTTTATCGACTGCGACTTTTTGTTCTTAGACGATGTAGCAAAACTAGTAGAGCAGATTGACGATACATATGCTATCATGTGTGCACATCACAAGTACACTCCTAAGCCAGGCCACAAGATGGACGGAAAACTTCAGACTATATATCCAAAGAAAAATTGGTCAAGCATGATGCTAATTAACTGCGAGCATCCGAAAAATATAAATGAACTAGTTTTAGATAATATTAATAATGAAGATCTCACTGGCGCACACTTCCACAGATTTGCTTGGCTACCGGAAACTAGTGTTGGCGCAATAAGCCACGAGTGGAACTGGCTAGTTGGATGGTATAACGAGCCAGACGACGGAGCACCAAAAGCACTTCACTACACAGAAGGCGGGCCATGGTTTGATAACTACAAGGATTGCCAATACGCAGCCGAATGGAATAAAGTAGCTGTTGACTTTTATAAAAACGAACTTGACCAAAGAAACAGCTATATACGAGACCTTAAGGCTCGGGCCGTGTCAATATCCGATATTGATTATTCTGATGATATTAAAGCACAAGTAACTGATTTTACAAGCAGCTTAGTTGACCCAGAACATGCATTTTTAAAAAAAAAAGTAAATGAAGATATGAAAAAGAAAAGTAAAGTTGCTGCTATTAACACTAGTGAAATTAATTTAGATCACAAGGGAATACCGTTAGAATACGACGGTATATTATCTTCGCTGGCCTACGGTGCTAACGGATACATAAGCAGTTGGGAAAAAGAAAAAGATTCAGACCACGCACTTATTATTAGAGGCGTGGGCAAAAAATCAAGAGAAGCAATACAACTTTGCTGGGAGACTGGCAGAGATTTTTATTATATAGATACTGGATATTTTGGAAATCCTAGGCTAAAGGTATATCATAGGTTAACTAAAAATAATTTACAGTTTAACAGCGAGCTTATTGATAGGCCGGACGATAGATTCAGACAAACTCGCACTAAAATTATAAAGCATAAGCCTGGATCGAAAATTTTAATATGCCCGCCTAGCGATAAAGTTATGATGATCTTTAATATGCCTGATCCAAAAACATGGACCCAAAATATTATAGAAGAAATAAAAAAATATACAGACAGACCTATCGAAGTAAGGTTAAAGCCTGAGTCACGGTCAGAACGACAAAATTCTAATACAATACAAGATGCGTTAGCTGACACACACTGCCTTATAACTTACAATAGTATAGCAGCGACAGAAGCTTTAATAAACGGAGTGCCTGCCATTGCGTTAGGCCCTAATGCTGCTTCTATGTTGTGTCCTAACACTTTAGAAAATATCGATAATATAGAGTATCCTAATACAGATCTATTATACACTTATCTTTCAAACTTAGCATATAATCAGTTTACTGAGCGTGAACTTCGTAACGGTACTGCTTGGCGAATTATCAATGAAAGTAATTAGTTATATTAGTACTATCCCTCCTAAAAACAAAAATCAAGAAAAATTAGATTTATTAACCAACTTTGCTAACGGAGTATCACGCACCGGCGACGAAGGATTAATACATCGAGGTTTCGAGCCTTTGCCTTGTGACGTAGCAGTCATTCAAGGGTGGCAGCACGAGCGAGGTAAGACAGCATCGCATCTAGCACTTCGTCAACAACTTATTGATCGCACTCGTAATAAGTATGTGATTACTGCTGACAGTAATTTATTCTTGTACGCTAACGCAACTAACAAGCCGCATCATTATCTTCGCTACAGTATAAACGGCATCTTTCCTACCACTGGTAACTACTGCGACGACCGCATTGATACAAAACGATGGGACCAAATTAGTCAACATTGTAACATACGTCTTAGTGATACTAACAATAAAGGCAAATATATTGTGCTATGCTGCCAGCGTGATGGCGGCTGGAGTATGGGCAATAGCTCAGTAGTGGAATGGGTAACTAACTGTATTACCGAACTAAGAAAATAGACTGATATGAAAATAATTATTAGAGGGCATCCTGGCGATAAAAATGCCCCACGTTATTTAAGAAATAATGTATTTTCTAAATATAAAGATGTA